CCAGAGCAAAGCTTCTATCAAAATAAAATGAGACAATTACAGAGTATCAAATTGGCGTCTAAAACGCGCTAATACCTCTCAGGGTTGAGGGGGAGGTAACGTGTCAGCTTCCCCCTCTTTTTTCCTTGACTCGACCCATAGGTATCAATTACAATCTAGGAAGATCATCTACAGGACACTCCTTTTCGGACCCACAACGTAGCGATTAGGTAGAACCCTTTTGGACACTTCTCCGAAGATAGAACATACTTAATTTTTATTATTAACCCGAATATGGAGAATATTCATGAAATCATTTATTTTAAATTTGGTTGCAATGTTTAAGGCTTTCCTTAACCTTCCTGCAACATTAAACCTTTTAGGGCAACGTGGATCTTTTGAGATCGATGAAGCTTTTGTTGAAACTTACAAATCAAACATCTACATGCTTTCTCAACAAATGGACTCAAGACTAGCAAAAAATTGTCGTCAAGAATCTCAAGGTGGAGAGACTGACTATTTTGAAAGAATTGGTCAAGCTGAAGCTAACAAGATTACTGATCGTCATGGTGATACTATTCATTCTGATACTCCACATACTAGACGTGCAGTAGATTATGAAGAAGCAGATTACTCTGATCTTATCGATAGAATGGATAGAGTTAAATTACTTATTAATCCTGACGATGCTTACGTTCAAGCTGCTGTTATGGGTATCAACAGATATAAAGATGATGTCTTTATTTCTGCTGCAATGGGTAACGCAAGAACTGGTAAAAAAGGTGCAGTAAATGTTGCTCTTCCAAGTTCTCAAAAAGTTGGAGCTACTTCTGGTACTGCTTCAAGTGGATTAAATGTATTTACATTAACAATCGTTTTAGAAAAATTTGATTCTAATGATGTTGACGAAAGTATCCCTAAGTATATCGCTTATTCAGGTAAGCAAAAACAAAATATGCTTAATGAAACTGAAGTTACTTCTGCTGATTACAACAGTGTAAAAGCTCTTGTTCAGGGTCAAGTTGATAGCTTTATGGGATTTAAGTTCATTAGATCTGAAAGACTTCCAGTAACTTTAGCTGCTAACACAGCTTTTGAAGCAACTACAGGTGCTTTCACTGGTGGGTCTGATACTATCGCAGCAGGAGCTAGAAGATGTTTAGCTTGGGCTGAAGATGGAATGATCTTCTCTACAGGTGTTGATTTACTTGTAAAGATTAGTGAATTACCAACTAAACGATATTCAACTCAAGTTTACGCTGCTCACCAAATTGGTGCAGTAAGAATGGAAGAAGAAAAAGTTGTTGAAATTCACTGTAAAGAATAATTAGTAAACTGAGGGGCTTCGGTCCCTCATAACAAAAAAAACCTAACTTGGAGAATATACTATGGCCACTTTATCTGGTTCAAATTACGCAAAAGAAATTGCTAAACCGCAATTAAAGTCTGAAAACGGCGAGCTATTCGGTTCAGTTCATTACCTTAGAGAAGAGTATAACCTAGCTGACGCTGGAAATGTTCTTGCTCTTAACGATGTTATCTTAGGTCCAATGCTTCCTAAAGGTGCAAGAGTTATTGACGCTGCTGTTAAAATTAATGCTTCACTTGGTACTGGTGGGATCGTAGATCTTGGATATTTAGTTTCTAGTGATGCTGTTGAAGCTGCTGACCTTGATGGATTCGTTCAACAAGCTGACGGTGGTGGTGCTGCTGTATTAGCAAAAGCTGCAATTGGTTCACTTGCTTTAGATAAAAAGTTTGAAGCTCCTGTTAGGACTCAACTTAAATGTACTGAAGCTTCTACTAATGCTTCTGGTATTATTAGCTTTTGGATTGCATACGTTTTAAATTAATTAATAGGGAGCTTCGGCTCCCCTTTTCTACCTTAAGGATATTATGGCTACGTCTAAAATAGATATATGTAATTCCGCATTATCAAAGTTAGGAGTAGAAGCAATAGCCTCTTTTGCGGAAACTTCTAAAGCTGCAAAATTATGTAATCTTCAATACGATAAAGTACGGAAGAAACTCTTACGTTCTCATTTATGGAACTTTGCTATCAAGAGATCTACACTTGCTTTGATTTCTGGTGCGCCTTTATTTGGCTATAGTGCCGCTTTCCAATTACCTTCAGATTGCATTATCCCTCTTACAACTAATCAAGATATTGATTTTGAGGAAGAAGGCAAAACACTACTTATGAACTCAGCTTCATGTATACTCCAATATATCAGTGATATCACTGATGTCTCTTTCTTCGATGTTGCTTTTGAAGAAGCTTTAGCTTACTTACTAGCGGCAGAATTTGCCTACCCTCTAAAACAAAGTAATACACTTAGAGAGTCTATGACAGCTTCAGCAAATATGGAGATAAGAAACGCTAGATTCTACGATGCTAAAGTCGGAAGAACTAACGACACAAAGAAACTTCAAGAAGATGTCTGGCTAAACTCTAGATACTCTGGGGTAGACAATGACTAAATTTACTACCGTATATAACAATTTCTCTGGCGGAAAAGTGTCGGAAAAGTTCAAAGGTCGCTTCGATACCAAGCAATACCAAAACTCATTAGAGGAATGTAAAAACTTCCTATTTGGTAAAGTGGGCGGAATTTATAAAAGAACAGGTACGGTATTAGTTCATGATTTAACAAACGTATCTAGTGGATTCACAGATACTCATACTCCTATCATGTTTGATACGGGGCGCGGATCTTCTTATACTCTATATCTTCCCAATACTACAGTTAAGCTAGATGGTGCGCCTTCAAGTCCTGTCTACATAATCTTAAATGATGGTAATGGTATATCTTCGCCTACTGAATACGGGCTAGGCTCAGGGATTGCATTTAAAGTTCCTGGGGGGTACCCGGCATGGCCATCTTCAAATGGAGTGACTTTTAGTGAAGGTCACTGGATCTCTCAACAAGTAGGAGATTTCTTATTTATAACTCACTCTTCCGGGGAACAAAGACCTCTAGTAATTGCTAGAACGTCACCTTCTACTTTTGAAATAAATTATTATGACTATATGATGACCCAAGCTGACGGTCTTTCCTATGCTATGAAAGGACCCTACAAGAAAAACACTTCTGCTGTAACTATGGCTTACTTAACTAACGTAATAACAGCTTCGGCTGCTTATTTTACAGCAGGTATGGTAGGTTCTTGGATTCGTATAAACGTAGGTGGGTCTTCGGGGGTATATGTAATAACAGGGTATACTGATTCTACTCATGTTGCGGCGACCGCATTTCTAGGGGCTACAACTGCTGGGGCTACGGATGACTGGTCTGCTTCAGCGTGGAATGATGAATTTGGATGGCCTACTGCCGTAACTTTCCATAATCAAAGACTATTTTGGGGCGGATCTCCGAATAAGAACTTTGACTCTATCTGGGCTTCACGAACAGGTAACTTATTTCACATGTCTAGTGAGAGACTAGACCAAGATCACACAACTGACGTTTCCGGGGCTAACTATTTCGGGCCTGTTGTTTTCGCTACGGATCCTACAGATTTTAGACCTGCTTCTACTCAGTCAAATGCCGTTACTTGGCTTTCTGGTGGACGAACTCTAATGTCAGGAACTACTGGCGGAGAGAACTTAATAAATCTCGGAGTCGATAGTTTAGATATTAAAGAAAACAGTAACTATGGATCATATAACTCTCAGGTGGTTAAAGCCGGGAAAGATGTCATATTCGTAGGTAAAGATAGAAGAAGTCTTAGGACTTATAGATATTCTGAAGAGAACGGATCATGGCTTTCTGATGATTTAAGCTCAAAAGCAGATACTCTATTTTTAGATGGGGCAATTCTTGCCGGGGATTTCCCTACAATTAAGCAGATAAGTTGGAACTCAGAGAATAAACACTTATGGGTTTTGATGTCTAATGGTGACTTAAAGATACTTTCTTACGATGTTGAATTTGGACTAAATGGATGGACTGAGTTTGAGATAGGCGGAGAGACAACTAGGGATATCCTCGGGGTCCATAATATGCCAAGTCCTGATAGATCTAGAGTAGAGACTTATATCTCAGTATCTAGAACACTGGAAGATGGTCCCTCTCCTGCTACAACTAATATATTCCTAGAAAAAATAATAGGTGAATTTAATAACACCTCTATAAACGCTTTCACTTCTACGGATTTCGTGGATTATCCAAGATACCTAGACTTTGCCCAATTATCTACTGCTAATGGTAGTGGAGTAGCGGCAACTGCAAGCCTAGCCTACTTAGGGAATACTTTTGACTGTATTGTAATGACCGCAACTGCTGTTACTTATGTACTTGGAGTGGTTGTCGTTGATGTGGCCTCTAGTCCTAACTTAGATTATACATTTCCTGCTAACGCTAAAGTAATATATGGGTATAATTATAGTGCGGAGCTTAAGACGCTATCTCCAGAAGGCGGAGGACAATTCGGCACTTCAATGGCAGATGTTAAGCATATTCACGAGACTTTTCTAAGGCTTTACAGAAGTATGGATTTCTCGATAGGATCAATAGATAAAGATAGTGGGCTGGAATTAACTTTTGAGGACGTGACTTACGCGGATCTCACAAGTGAAGATAAGAGAATTTTTACTACAGATAACCCTGATACTGACGGGCAAATCATAGTTAGGAATACAACACCTACCCCTTTAAACATATTATCGATTATAAGCAAGGGTGTAGCTTATGACTAGGAGCTTTTAAATGCCAATACCTTTAGCAATAGCAGTAGCAGGAACGGCAATATCCGCGTGGAACCAAATGGAAGCAGGAAAAGCGGAAGCCTCTGCTTTTAAAGAATCCGCTAAAGCTAGAAGAGATCAAGCAGCTAGTGTAATGGAAAGATTCGGCATGAACGCTGAGTTTACTAGATTAGACGGTAAATCGTTTAAAGGGAAACAACTTGGTGCTTTTGCCTCAAGTGGAGTTGATCTTGGATCCGGTGCTGTGTTAAGCTCAATAGAAGATACAGCAAATAAGATAAATAGAAGAATACAGATAGACCAAATGGAAGCTGAAGCATCACGAGATAGTATCTTAATGGCGGCTGACTTGGATATGACTAGAGCCGATAACGCTAAAAAAGGCGGAGAAATGGGCGCTCTTGGGGCTATCGCAGGTGGATTTATGAGGAGCTTTTAATGGCTAAAATACCTATGTTATCAGGAAGTCCAAGGCTGAGACAATCAGATCCTTTAGCTCCTACACTATCAGCCAGAGAAGCCGGAGCGCCTTTCAAACAAAAAGCTGCACTTGCGGATCAAGTAGCAGGTGGTATGTTTCAACTTCAAAAGAAACAACAAGCTGAAGCCGATAAGGTTTCATATACTAAAGCAAATATAGGTCTTTCAGAAAGCTTCAATGAAGTATCTTCTCAAATGGAAAAAGAATATAGAGAAGGGAAGCCTAATCATGAAGGCTATGCAGATGACGCAATGGAGAGAATGGAAGTTCACAAGACCTTCATTTTAGAACAAACTCCTGAGTCAGCTAAAGGTCAAGTTTCCCTAGCGTTCGATCAAAAAATGTCGCAGATGAAGGGACGGGTACAGTCTTTTGAATCAGGCAAGAAATCGGAATACGCTTTTAATGAAACTAAAGGTATGGTTCAAGATGCTTCAAATGGTACTTACTCTAATTATAGTCCGTTGGATACTTTGGAGACTTCTAGACGACTCCAAGGACTAGTCGCTACTTCTTCTCAATTCGATCAGAAATCAAAGCAAGTTCTTCTTAAGCAGATGGCTGACCTGCCTAAAGATATGCTAGATGGGGTTTTGGATAGAGAGAATCCTTCTGAAATGCGGAGAGCTTTACACGATATAGATAGTGAAGACATGGAGCCTGTATTCGGGTCTATGGATCCTGTTGCGGTTACTAAAGCTAAAGCAAAACTTAAGAGAAAGCTAGAATACAAATCAAGTGAAGGTAAAAAAGAATTAAACACTAAGTATAATAATCTTATGGCTGCCTACAAAGGCGGAACTTTAAAAGGTCCTGAAGCTAGGAAGATATCTAATGATGTAAAGAATGAACTTACTATGAGACTAGGGCAAGAGAAAGCTGGTCCTATGATCGATCAAATAGAGACTCAAGAAGCTATTTCTTCTCATGCTAACGATGCACCTTTTGAGTCATGGGATACTGACGCGGTTTCTAAGGAAATAGCAGGAAGTAATAAGGATCCTTTAACTAGAGCGGCGAGTCAGGCTAGAGTTAAGAGTAGTTTAGATCAAAAGAAACTGGCAATGCAGAATGAATTTAAGAAAGATCCAGCTTCTTATGTAATGAAGCACGATCAAGGAATAGCTTTAAATGCCCAAGCTATGATGGGTACTAATAATATGAAAGAGGCTAATGAAGCTTTTTCTTCTATGATGATAGGGCTTTCCTCAAGATACGATCAAATGGGTACTCCAGTAACTCAAAGAAAATATGTACCTGATGCTCTTAAAGCTCACTACGGTGGGGCTTTGAATCAATTCATATCTCAAGGTAATCACAAAGAAGCCGCAGGTCTAATGAATGACTTTGTAGCTAGAACTGGAGATAACTCTTTCAGGTTCTATGACGAGCTTGGACTTCCTGATAAATATGCTGCCGTTACTGAAGTAGGTACTCCAGAAGGAAGAACTAGAGTAATGAGAAACTTAATGAATGAGAAAGAGGACATAAACCCTAGATATGAGGGGATCCAAGGAAAACAAAGTGACCCTACTATACAGGCGTTTCTTAGAAATGATCCTATGTACAAGGCCATAATGTCTGAAGATGGCGGATTAAATACTTCATCGGGAGTAAGAGCAGAGTCTATGCTTAAGGTGGCTCAGGTTGAATATAAACTAGCTAAGTTAAATGGAGATGACGATGATACAGCTAAAGATAGAGCTTGGTCTAGTATGTCAGACAGCTACGATATTATACCTAATGCTGGAGGTCATATCCCTATAAAGAAAGGGAAGCACTCTTCAGAAAACGCAAAGCTATTCTTAGACAATAATACAAAAGCTAATATAGACTATATGAACAAGTTTGGACTTAAGTTACATGAAGGTTCTTCTATGGAAGCCACTAACGAGCAGTTTAGAAAGAACTCTCGTTGGACTTATAATAGAAAATCAGACTCAATGGTTCTAGGTGTATATGATCCTAGCCAAGCAAGATGGGCCAGAGCAGAGAAAAAAGACGGAGGTTTAGTATCTGTTAAACTTTCAGACATAGATATTATGGACGATCTTAAACCTTCAGATAGTGCTTTAGATGCTAGAAGAAACATAATGAGTATGAGCAGAATGGGGATTATAGATAAGCCTAAAGAGAAACCTACTATGAAGTTTGAAGTACAAAGTTTTAAAAAACATGGGAATAATTAATGCCTTTCGATACCGGAGAATCATACGCTGAGCCAATAGGACCACCAGAGGAAAGTACTTCTGCTGTGGCTTCTGCTGCTTGGGAAAATATGGGACTCACTGGAACTCTTTCCGGTGCTGTAATCGATGGTTGGAAACGTGAAGGCTTATCTAAAATGGGAAAGGCAGTAACTCCTGCCGAAGCAAATAAAATGTTTCCGGGCTTAAATGCCGATAGAGATATAACCTTATCTGAAGCTGATTTCATTATGAGCAAAAGAGAAAAGGTTGCAGAAAATCAACAAATTATAGACTCCGCAGCAGATAGTTTCCTTAAAGGGACAGTAGTTCCTTTCGTTGCAGGAGCGGCAAAGGCTATGACGGATCCTGTAGATATGGGGATAAACTTTATAACTGGTGGACTTGGTGCAGGACTCGCAGCAGGAAAGGGATTAGCGGCAAAAATTGCCATTGATGCACTTGAAGCCGGAGTAGGGGCAGCAATAGCTGAAGCTCCTGTTGCTATGGAAATGACTGATACTTTTGAAGAATATACTTCTAAACACTTCCTAACTAACGTCATAGGGGCAGCAACTCTCCAAGTGGGATTAATGCATGGAGTTCCTGGGGCATGGAAAGGAACTGCGAAATCTGTTGAGTTTATGGGAGCTAAAACCTCTGATGGTCTTCTCAAGTTCGCTGACGTTTTAGAGAAAAAAGGGATTAACTCTACTCCTGCTATTAGAGCGGCAGTAGATAAGATAACTGAACTTACAGGGAAGGCTGACGAAGTTCACCTTTCAATTAAGGAAACTTTAGGCGGAAAAGTAGAAATCGGTGATGATATGATCGATTCTCTTAGGAATGTAATCAAAGCCCATGATGACGGAAAGATAACTGATGCTGAACTAATATCATTTAGAGATCATGCTCAAGAACTTGGGGTGGATGAAAGGGTAATAGCTCAAGCTATGGA